CTCATCAAGCGCAAGAAGATCGACAACGGTCTTGCTCGCACTATTTGGCCTTCCAGTGTCGTGAAGAACTTTTGCCTCTCGTTGCTCTGCTATGAATGGAACAAGGGCTGCACCGCTGGCTACCAGCGTGGGGTCATTCACAAGCTCTTTACGGGCGTTGGCCACCACGACCTTGGCTTAGAGCACATGTCCAAGAACATCGAGCACATTATGCACGATCCTGACACAGGGACCATGGGACCCGGTGCCACAAAGGATTGTGAGCAGTATGACTTTTCCGTTTCTAGGGACGGTCAGATGATGTGTGCGGGCATTCGTGTCCACAACACTCTTCCCATCGCTGATGAGGCGAAGTGCAAGTTTGCCTTCACCTACGGGAGCAGGGCCGACATGTTTGACCCTACTGCCCTTGCAGAGAAGGGGCTGACCCAGACCTTTGTTTGCTTGATTCATTCTTTGATGCTTCTTGAGGGTGCCCACACCCTTGTTGTTGGTTCGAAATTGTATGCAAGCTCTATTGCAGGCCAGACAGGTAGTGGCAGTACCAACACCACTGTCGACAACTCCGTGGTCCAGACCTCGGCACACGAGGTTTGCGGCGCGCCCTATACGGGTTCAGGAGGAGATGACAACTTGTCTCGCCTTCTGGCTGCTTGGAACCAGGCAAGATATGAGGCCATGGGCTTTCGAATCAAGCCTGGCAGCTTTGAGACCTTTGGTTGGAGCGCTGACGGCATGCAGTACGGTCCTATTTCCTACAATTCCCTGAACGGCACCTTCTACGCGAAGGAGCCTTGTAAGGTTGAGGGTGGGCATTGGATTTGGAGGTTTGCCAACATCGAGAAGCTTTACACCAACGCTAGACTCAATATTCCCAACGTTGAGGCACTGTCTGACCCCAAGGTCCAATCAGCCTTGGTAGGCTACAAGATGTGCTTGAGGAACGTTGACGGTGAAGGCTGCTGGGACAGCTTTGTCAACACCTTTCGCAGGGTTGGCATCGACATCGACGGTGTCGATCTCGAGGGCGTTAGCGAAGCGCCTTTTGACCCCTGGGTCTATGCTGAGGACATCGATCCTGGCTTCCGCATCGCCAACGGTTTGGCCCCGGAAGGGGTTGAGCCTACGGTCTTCAGTAGCCTCGTACCTCAACAGCAGGAGTCCAAGAAGAAGAAGGTCGCCGATCCTAGCCCAGCTGCTTTCGGTGACACCGTCGACACGCAGATTGCACACCTCACTGCACTTGTGAACAGGCTTCAAGCTCAGCTTGCTGCGCAGCCTGCCATGTCTCACACCATTGAGGTTGTTGAGCGCGTGATCAACCACGTAGAGCCTGAACCGGTCACTGAGAGCCAGGCACCCTTGAAACCCATCGCGGAAGCTGATGGCGATTGGGAGCCTGCCTTGCGACCCCCGGGCTTGACAAGAGCGACTACCACTGCGGCAGCACCGTTCTCCGTTGAGAGTCTTAGCGCGCAAGAGCGGCACCGGCTTCTGGCCGACCTTAACAGGGCCTGCAGGAGCGACGTTGAGACAAACAGTGCTACTGGTAAGCGCCACACACCCCGCCAGAGGAAGGCTAAGTCACCGCAGCCTGTCCCCGGTGTGGTCGATGTGTGAGCCATCCGACATGCGAATTAATACCTGCATGCTACATTCAGTGGGGGGGTAGCAAAGGCGTTGTGCGACAACGCCCTTGCGTTGCAACTTTGCATGAGCAATGAGGAGCAAGATTGGCAGCAAAGCTGCTTCAGTCGTTTCCTACCGTTCCGCAAGGAGCGCCAATTCAATCACGCCATCCATGTCTGCTTCCAATGTCTCCAGCCGAAGACAGC